CTCCTCTTCCCAATTTAGGGTAGGTTCGTTCCATGTGTATTGTTTGCCGTCTGCCGGGTATGGCGTAGGTGCTGACCATTGGCAAGTTTCTTCGTTCAGAAGCCAGCTTGGGTAGGGTTTGGGAGGGATGAAAGCATCCCGTGTTTTATCGTATGTATAACCAACCCCTGCGTAGTTCTTGCGGAAACTACCTGAGTAAGATGTTTGCACCCATAGGAATGAATCACCTAATGCACCTGAGTTGATGAAGTCCTGCTCGGCTACGATGACCTGTGTCACCGTGCCTGTATTGTCTAGTTTTGCGAAGTGTGCCATTTGTTTTCCTTATGTCAAGTAGCGGATGATTACGATGCCTGAACCACCTGCCATACCGGGGTTATTCGCACCACCAGCGCCAGTACCACCACCACCACCTGTATTCGCCGTCCCAGCAATCCCACTAGAGCCGCCCCCGCCCGCCCCTCCGGTTGAGCTACCACCACCACCTGCACGAGTTGTTGATGTGCCGTTTATGCTGGATGCCGTGCCAGCACCTCCAACTCCAGTCGCACCAACCGCGCCAGCACCACCACCACCACCGCCTGCATACTGATTGGCGCTACCGCCGTCATTACCTTGAGAGGGTGAAACGCTCGGCGTATTACCAGCGCCCCCAGCAAAAGTTCCCGGAGTAGTCGGGCCGGATGCACCGCCGCCAGAGCCACCACTACCACCCGCCTGTCCATTGGTTGCGCCATAACCGCCGCCCGTTGATGTGATGGATGAAAATACTGAGTCGGAACCCTTAGAGCCGTTGGCTCCACTACTAGGTGCGCCTGCGCCACCAGCACCAACAGTTACTGTTAAGCCTGTTGGTGTAACTGCAAAGGATGTCGAATCTCTATAGCCACCAGCACCGCCGCCGCCGCCAGAGGTTACGGTATGGAAGTTGAACCCCCCGCCACCCCCACCAGCAACAACAAGATATTCAACACTGACATTAATATTTGGCGTGAATGTCCCGCTAGTTGTAAAGGTGTGAATGGTGTATGCACCAGAATAACTAATCGTCCCGCCTGTAGCTTTTAATGTAAGCGGCGTAGATACTGAACCAGACGCACTAATAACCAAAGCATTAACCTTGGCTCCTGCCGGGCCGCTTTGGATAGTTACCGCGCCGTCGTTACCCGATGAAACTACCAAGCCGTTGGAAGCGTCCCCCGCTGTGATGATTGAACTAGGCATTATGTTGTCTCCGGCATTGCTGCCTTAATTTCGTCTGCTGTAGTTGCCGCGTTGATGGCTGTTTGCATGTCGTCATACTTGGTGCGGACAACAGCACGGGCTTCTTCGGCTGCTACGGCTTCTGAGGGAATGGTTGCTTTAATGTCCAGCGGAGCAAACTCAATTGATCGAGCAGCGCGACGGGCATCGTGCGCAATGTCTTTGGCTTTGCTTATGTTAATTACGATTCCCATGACCACGCTCCTCTAAAAGTTCGTTCTGTTGGAATGTCTGCAACGTCTACGATTTGAAACGGTTTACCCGCAGGAACTACTGACTGAGCTAACTGTTCCATTGTATGTGCTTCTAGGTACTCAGGTGTAGGCACGACAACCGCCACACCTTCGTCTGTTGGGTAAATTATTCTTTGATTCATTACTTTTCCTTTTGATTAGCGGAATATTGCTACGTTGAAATCACTAACATCAACTAGTGAGCCTGTAGATCTGTAGGCACTAACTCTAACAGCAGGGCTTGTTGGTGTGGCTAGGTTTGAAACATTACCGTAATCGCTTGAAACAGTATTTCTAACAGCAACATTGGTTGCATAATTTGCATCAGGCATAGCCGTAGTAAAATTAACCGTGTAATCCCCCGTCCCATTATCAGTAATACTCGACACATTTCCACTAGCTCTAATAGCCACCGTCCCAGTGCCGTTGAAGTTCACCCAAGCCCTGCAAGCAAATAAAGGCGCAGAGCCTGTGGCGTTGAATGCGTCTGCTACTTGCGAAGATACAACATTACCTGTTGTGTTTCCATTCCCACCTTGGGCTAATGGCAAGGGTGTCTGAAATGTGGCTGAGCCTGATCCATCAATAATTGTTGGCATATTTATTCCTTTATAAGACGACCCATCGACTACCGGATGCAACTGTTACTGATTGACCAGAAGCCACTGTTATTGGGCCTACGGACATGGCGTTTTCACCTGTAGCGATTGAATAGCTGGTTGCCACTGTTTGGTTGTTTATCACTATGCCATTGCCAGCATTGAGAACTCTTGATTTTAATTCACCTGTGGAGGGCTTGTATAACAACTTGCTGTTACTTGTGTAAACGTTAGCCGCAGTGCCAGAAGTGGCATCAGCAAACAGAGGGTAGACATCTGTAGACGTTGCTGTATCGTTTGTAATGGCAGAGCCACCCACACTTGCCCAATCGGTGCTGTAGCCTTCAAACTCTCCGCTAGTGCTATTAAATCTAAGCATGCCCGCAGACGGTGTAGGCCGTTGAGCAGTACTGCCTACAGGTATTTTTACTGCTTCATTTGATGTGAAAGTTGCAGTGCCACTTGCTATAAAATTGGTAAAAGAACCCGTGCTTGCTGTAGTTGCCCCAACCGTTGTGCCGTTTACTGAACCGCCTGTGACTGTCACGCTGTTAGCGTTCTGGGTGGCAATTGTGCCTAAACCTGTAATGTCTGTATTGGGTATTGTGGCTGAAGCCGTTAAAGGACTAGTACCCGCACCTTTGACGTAACCTGTAAGAGTAGATGCACCTGTGCCACCATCGGCAACCGCTAAGTCCGTAATACCTGAGATAGAGCCACCTGTGATCGTGACATCATTAGCGTTTTGGGTTGCAATTGATCCTAAGCCTAAGTTAGTGCGGGCTGTTGTAGCAGAGGCTAAGTCTGATAAGTTATTTGCACGAAACGCATATGTTGTATCCGCACCACTTGCTGTAACACCTAAGTTAGTGCGGGCTGTTGTAGCAGAGGCTAAGTCTGATAAGTTGTTGGCTCTAAACGCATATGTTGTATCTGCACCTGTTGCTGTAACGCCTAAGTTTGTGCGGGCATCGGTTGCATTGGAAGCGCCTGTACCGCCATACACTACACCAATAGTTGAGCCGTTCCATACAGCAGAGCTGATTGTGCCAAGCGGGACAACATTACCTGAACCATCTAAATAGACGGCTTTATCTTCTGGGTAAGTGACAAATATGTCTTTAGTGCCACCTAGAAAGTTAATCTTGGTAGGTTGTGTACCGCCACTATTAGAGAGGACTGTTGTACGTGCTAATGTATTTGTGCCTGAGTTGTAGGTGCCAACGCCTACTTCCCATTGATCTGTTGTCTGAGCCGCAAGGCAGTAATACGTTGTGTTACCGTCACCGATAACGGTAAAATTTTGAAACCCAGTAACCGCGCCAGATAGCGTAATATCATTGGTCCCCGATGTTGTTGTGGTTTCCCTTACGCGGTCTGCAAGAACTAATGCCATGATTTATATCCTATAAGGTTTTTACGTCTTCCCAGCTCGGGTCTGCCGCTGTTTGCTCATTTTCCCATGCCGTTGGTTTTGCACTATTCACATTTCGCCAGCCAGACTGCAATGCGACCTCTTGTGGGGAGCCTGCAAAACTAAGCCCACTTAACGCCATACCAGAGAGCGCCCCGCTTGCCTGATACCGCTCGGGAGATTCGCCTACTTGATCTGTGTTAATAATTTCCCACAACAACCGCCTAATTAACTCATCCGTTATGCTCGCGCCTTCGGCCAGCGACACATTTACTCTAATATTGCTACTGACATTATCCTTGACTGATAGGCTTTGTGCAATGAACGCTCGAAAGTTTACGATAGTGTTTCCTGCATCACTTACTTGAGCCGATTCACCTACAGCACTATTCACTAAAATCTTGGTGCTGGTACTATCATCAACGTTAACTAGCTCTTCTACAAATGCATTAAACGCAAATTTTGCTTCAGCCGTGCCCGCTATATCCGCGTTGTTCACTACACGCACATCAAACACCTGCGTGGCTTGTGTCTGGTCTAACCCTGCTATGGCCTCGTCTACACTCACTGGGAAGATAATAAACCCAACTGTGCTATCGGCTACTGACGTACTGACTGACACGGATGTTGGCACCGTTAAGAACCCAACCGAAGTATCACGCGCTGATACAGTTTCTAAAACATCTGATACAAACGCTTGGGAAATAACTACTGTGTCACTTCCTGATACAGCTTCTGTGGTAACACCCTTAAAATTTGCTCGCACTAAAACGGCATCTATACCTGAGCTACCCTCTAAAACTGAGCTCACAAAAGTCTGCCTAGCCAATACACTATCTAAAAATGAACCTACCTCACTGACTGATACGTTATAAATAACACCTGAAAAGGCGCTAAATGGGGCTCCCGAAAACGAGGATAGCCCAAGCATATTTAAACAGCCTGTAAATCAGTTTCGTCAAACCAGCGAGATTGCTCTTTACCGTCTGCGTCAACCCAGATAAGCATGCACTGAACCGTACCGTCATCTAGCATACGTAAAGCCTGAACACTACCTTCTGGGTTAACCGCTTTGACTTGAACTAGCTCGCCTTTTTTAAACATCGTAGCCATGATTTGTCCTTATGTCGCAGTAGCGCTAAACGTATAAGTAGCAGTTAAAGTATCACCGTTAACTACCGCACGATCACCGGGAGACTGAAAATCCGCCGCAGAAAACAGCACACCTGTTGTGCCGCCTTTAGTGTTATCGCTAATTAAGAACGCGCCGCCTACTGTAACCGTGCCGTTCATAGCAAAAGCCGCTGGAGATGATGAGTTTGTAATAACCGATGGGTTAGCCGTAGTAGCCGTACCAAATGAACACACAGGGCGCGTAGCATTACTATATGCAGTAACCTCGGTCCAACCTGCATGAGAGGCGGCTGTGTTACCTGCGGCAGGGTTATTGCTTGCGGCGGCACCATAAATACCTAAGTACCAAGTCGCTGTGTAACCCGAACCCAAAAAGTACTTGGCGTTCATATCCTGCAAGCCAACATTGACCACTAGATTATGCTTTGAGGCTTCCCACTTTAGGTTGCCCTGTGCGTCATGGCATTGAACATGGAACACACCGCCTAATTTAGCGCTGTTGTCTAACTTAGTGCCCATAATCACCGCACTCGACACGCCATCACCAGCACTTGATTGTTCTAACGTACTCATAACTAACTCCTTAATTTAGGCGCAGAATCGCCGAAGTATTTGTATCCGCAGGAAACTCAACCGTGAATGTAGTGGTCGAAGTTTTATCTGCACCAAAATCTAAGACACATACTGCTGTCCCACCATCTTTATAAATCAAAGCCCCCCGAGCAGTAATCACACCTGCCCAAGATACGTTGCTAAACGAAACAAAAGATACACCATCTAGGCTAGACACCGTAGGTGATAAGACTAAACCTCCAGCAACGTAATCACCACCAGAGGCTTCACCGTTTGCTGTATAGCCCGTCGTGCTTGCGCTTAACGAGGCAGAGTTTGTGTATAGCGCTAGCTTAAACGTTTCCGTATTGAAATCTACGCCACCATTTAATAGGGCGGTCTTAAAGCTGTCGCACGTGAAGTTTCCAGTAAATGCCATGTTATCTCACCGGGAGGCGGACTTGGCCGCTTCTATAGGCGTCTTGGCGCTCTTTGCCGTCGCCCAACTGTTTGAGTAGGGTCATGGCTTCGTTATATTTGGATTCGTAATTAGATACAACGTCGGCTTCTTGACGCTGGAAGATTGAGGCTTCGCGCATAGCACCGTAGAAAAGAGCTGAATCGAAGTTGTCACCAAGCCAAGTTGAACCTGAAGTAACGATTGACTCAGGGTAGAAAAAGTAATGAAGCTCGACGGAATAGACTGCGTTAGGTGTTGGACCCAATATAAGTGATAATTCATCTGTAATTACCGCTGGAACGCTGTTAGTCGTAGTCGGGCCAAAAAGAGCGTAGTACTTTGGTAACCCAACATCTGAAGGGGCGGGGTAAGCTTGCCGAATAAAGTTAACATCTTTGTTAAGCAAATACTCATAGTTCCCGTTAGGGTCAATGACAGCCACAGAATACACCGACAAGAAATCCCCCGGCGTAGACAGGTACTTATTACCCGCACTAGTGTTACCCGTCACGTTCTTACGTAGGTACGACAGCTGCACAGAGTTATAAATCTTCTGCTCGGCAATCTTTACGAACGTGGGAATATTCTCGACAAACAGTTGTTCATCGCTTTCCGAGTACGAAGTAATTGCGGCGGTAAGCTCTGCGTAATTCATGATTAACCCATTGGTCCTCTAGCCATTATTCCACGAGTAGCCGCACCTGTACCACGAATCTTAATGCCAGATGTCTTTACATTATCTGCGCCGGGGTCGCCCTGTGACACGCGGTTAACACCTGTACCAATACGCTTTTGATTAGCGGCGATAGTGTTAGGGTCTCGCATCTTAGGGGACTGACCTGTCACCTTTTGACCTGTCATAGTGTGAGGCTCTGCATATACAGAAGCATCCCCAACCTCTTTGCCCATCAACTTGTGTGAATATTTAGCCATTACTTGCTCCCTTGATTCTTTACTCGAGCTAAGCCACTACCCATAAGTTTCATTTGTTCAGAGGTAACACCACCCTTAGCCATTTTCTTTGTGCTATGCATGCGAGCCTCATGAGACTTCACTGCTTTGTTAGCGATTTTTTTCATTCCGTTCATTTCAAGCTCCTAAACTGTTAATACAGTTATATTGCCTAGCGTTATTTGTAAGTTTAAAGCATTAGGCGTTAAACCACCATCTCTGGATCCACCTACTGGACCCCAGCCCCATTGAAAAATTCGACTCCCACCTTGGTCATTGCCTGAAACAATGTAACTCGTATCAGGCCTTGGGTTTCTAACCGCCTGTGGGTCAGAAACTGGGTACATACCAATTTGCAACTGAGGCTGATCGGGCTCCCAGCATTCTGGGCATACAAGTATATTGACTTGCTTGGTCTTAATAATCAAAGATTTTAGGCGTGTAAGTTTAAATTGTTGGCCACAACGGTCACATTCTGCAATAGAGTGCTTGCCAGATGAAAATTGATTAGCCATTGCTTATCTGTAAAACGTATTACGTGGGACAAACCTGACTGGTGCCTTTTCTCTATCTTCTTGCATAGCTAGATCTAACTGCTCTAGGTAATCTTGCTTCAGTGCCACAACACGATCAGGTGTGATATCAGAAATCTTTAGGCTCAGGTAATGAGAAAGACCTGCAACCATACAATTTAAAAATCTAAATGGTATATCCATTGTCTGCGTACCACTGTTACCGACATCCTGAATGCGACGCAGTCTCCAATACACAAAGGTGTACGGGGTGCCTGAAGCATTTGGCGTAGGCCACACAGTAATCTTTGGAGCCTGTACACCAGCTGGGGTAGTAGCACCGCTTAGTCGTTGAATCCAGACCTGTATTGGCCTTCCTGTGGAATTCTTATTGGGTATGCTGGCATAGGTTGGCTCCGCTATACGGGTGATCGTAATATCAGTTTGGTTGTTGCCTGAGCCTGTGCGGATAACCATATCCAGTAAATCAATTGTATCTAGGGGTAGGTCGTAGGTTGACTGACCAGTTACTAAAGAAATAGCACCCTGCTCAATTGTCCAAAGATTAATTCCTCTGTTGGCCCACTCAACGGTCAGCAAGTTTAAACTGCGTCTAGCAGTCTTGAGTTGATAGCCCGTGCGGAGTTCAGACCCGCATCTTTCGAAGGCCTCTTCAACTAATTCTGATAGCTCAAGGTTAAAGCCTGCCGTGCCTGATGTGGTCATTTTATCTTCCTGTGTGGAGCCACTTTTTTAGCCACTGCTTTAGGCTGTGCCACAAACTGTTTTCCTGCCGACTTGCCAGCTCTTTTTGCGCGAGTCGTTGCATTATAATCTTGCGGGGATAAGGCTTTGATGGCCTTTTCGGGAAGGTAGCGTTCACCCGTGGCTTTGGGGCCTTGAGTACTGGGTTTACCGCTTTTTGTGCGCCACTTTTGGTCGCCCCATGCCTTGAGGCTACGTTGTGATTTTTTGAGTTCACTCACTTATACCCTCCACCTGAACGCTTGTACTCACGGGCTAACATCTGAGCTTTTCTGGCTGACCATTTTCCAGCGTCAGCGCCTTTACTACCAGCTTTAATCTTTTCAAACAAACCTTTACGCATGCCGGGCTTAGTATAGTTCCCAGCTGAATTAACGGTGCCGCCGTTGGCATATTCTTCTACAGAGCAACAGTCCTTAGCTTTTTTAAGAAGCTTAGAGTTTTTTATTGCACCCATGCCACGGCTTGCCATCATATCATTCTGCCTTTTGTTTTGCCTCGGATAGCACAGCCGTCTATCTTGCCGCCTTTGGCCATTTTAGTAACACATCCACCCTTGGCCTTCTTGACAGCTTTGGACTCTTTCTCAGAAGAGAACATAGACTTCAGCTTTTCCTTAATGTCGCGCACTGGCTCTCGCGCAGACTTGTTCTCAGCTGTACGGTTAGACTCAAACTTCTCGAGTCCTTTGTTTTCTTTGCGTTGCTGTAAAACATCCTGAATGCCTTCAGGTGTTTTTTCTGGCATAGAGCCACCATCTGCGTATCGCTTCATGATTAACAGGCCTTTTTTGCTTTGCCGCCCATAGCCATCTTGACCATAGTACCTTTAGTTTTACCACGAACAGCGCAACCGTCGGTCGACCCACCTTTGGCCATCTTCTTAGCTGGCATTGCTTTACCAGCAGTTTTCTTTTTATCTGCGATCATCTTCATAAAGTCAGCTTTTTTGCCGTTTTTTGCCATGCCACCAGATTTCATCTTGTCCATCATAATGTTCACCTTGTTTATTTAAATATCTTCTCAGATACCCATGTGACAAAAGCACCAATTGCTCCTGCCGCTCCACCTACATACATCAATGTACGCCAGCCACCGCTTGCTTCAGATAACGTTTTTTGTATAGAGTTTAAACACTTCTTAACATCTTCCATGTCTTTGACCATCTTATCCATATCTTGCTGAAGATGCTTAATGTCGCTTGCATGTGTCGCTAACTCGCGAGCTGTTTTGATCGGGTCGTCCATTTAACATTTCCATCTTTTAAGACTTGCGGCTTTACGAGTAGGGCGACCTTTCTCATCCTTCATTGGACCGGGCATCCCGCTCATACGCGCACAAAATGATTTTTTACGCGGGCCACCTTCTGGCTGAGGAGCCTTTAGGTTGGACCCAGTGGCTTTGTTGTACTTAGCTCTACCTTTCGCGGTTAAGCCTGCCCCTTGCTTTGTAGGAAGCTTTTCGCCACGGCCTACGGCAAGGATAGGTTTCTTAGCCATAGAATACAGTGACCGCGTTAATGTTTGTCATAACTGCGTACACCATATTGGGAGCTAGTAGCCCTTCACCGGGAATCATAAAGTAGTTGGTGTAAATGTCCTGAGCGGTT